AGGGAACCGGGATGTAGGTGATCTCACTGCCCGCCCCGGTCAATTCTCTTGTTGCGAATAAATACATCATAGTAAAGTCCTCCATTTGTCAGGAAGCCCCGAAGGACCTCCCGGTTATTGGTTAGCCGACGTCCGCAGCAGGATTAATAACACCACTTACTGCAGCATTTAAGGGTTAAAGGTTACGCCGGTTCGGTAAGCCCTGAGTGCATCACCTGCATCTGCCTGTTCGAGCAAAAAAGGTTGCCTCTCCACCGGGTGTTCGCCGTAATGGTATCAGGCTGTCCACCTTCCTTCTTGGCAACCCATTCGGGTTTTGTGAAATTGTAATCACGGTGGCTCCTGAGACTCAAGAATCTCAAGTTGAGGGCGTACAGATACCCGGTCGAAACATACGGGTCTGCCACGACCGGAGCACCCTTGTGAAGGATGTTGTCCCAGCCTGCCTCGACCATCATGCCTTCCTTGTACCGCTGTTGCGGGTGCAATGACCTTTCATAGCCGTCGCAGAGCAGTTCCGTGGTGACACAGAAGTTGGGTCTGGTTCCAAGATACCCGCCGAAACCGGGGGCCCTGAAGATCTTCTGCATGACCTCAAAGCTAATAGCCTCAGCCGTGGTAATGACATTGGCCTTCCAGGTTGCCATCTCGGCTTCGTCGATAGACCCGTACTCAACGGCAGTGTCAGTGTTGAACAGGTCGCCGAGGCCATTGATGCTGTCAGAACCCGCAGCCGCCGCAATCACCTGTGACGCCATATGAACCCGAATAGCCTTCTTGATGTTGCTCATGTAGAGCTTGGTGAGGTCAACGACAACCTCGTCCCCGGTGTTCTGGGTAAGGTCGTCAAGGTTAAGGGTATTGGACCCATAAGCGCCTGCCCATCTGAAGCGGGCAGCGTCCACCAGGCTTTTCTTGCTCTGGTTGATAACGGTATCCTTGCCATAGGTCCCGTAGTTAGAAATGTCATACTCAAGAGGCACCTTGATCATCAGACCGCCGTCCACGATCTCAGACGGTTGAATTTCCCAGTTGCCCACCTTGAGTGCCTTCTGCATAAGCTTCCAGAGCAGAGCAGAGGCCTTATTCACGATGTCCTCCGGCTGAGTCTGAAGCCAGTAATATTCCGTTGTTGCATTCAACTGATTGATTAAGCTCATTTGTTATATCCTCCTGTGCGGTCAGGCACAGGGTCCGTCACATGCCTTTTGCCTTTTGAAGGGCCTCATACATGCCACGATCCAAATCTGCACCTGTCGCTTTTGTTGGTTTGGTTTTCTGTTGCGGGCTCTGGCCCTTGGTGACAACCTTCCCGGTTTCCGATTCACCTTGCTTCAGGGCCAATAGCCGCTCCTTCTCCGCTAACGTTTGTTGCAACGTTTGGGCTTTCTGCATGGCATCATCCCGCTGAATCTCCCTGTATGCCACCAGTGGGTCACTCATGCCGGTATCATCACGGGAAAGGTACTCCTGGATTCTCATTTGCATTTCAGGGGTGTTGAAGTCGGGATTCTTGCGATAAAAGTCCTTATGCACCGCCTGTACGTCACGCTCGTCGAGAGTCTTTTTAAACTCAGCCTGCGCTGCGGATAGCGCAGCTTTTGTGGCCTGTTGCGCGGCAATACGGTTCGACTGAGCTATCAACTTGCTCAAGTCCTTGTGGTATGTCGGCTCGTCAGGGTCAAGCTCTGCCATCTTGGCTTCAATGCCTTGTAGATCCTTGTCGAAGTCCGGCCCCTCCTGGGCCTGCGCCTGTTTAGGTTGGCTCTGTCCCTTCATGTCCTCGATAGTCTTCTGGAAAAAATCAGTCTGTTTCCTGAGACCTCCCAGCTCATTCCCTTGCTGGTCGAGGAGTCGTTGAAGGTTCGTAAGGCCCTCTTCTGCCGCTTCTCTCGTCTTCCACGTGCCTAAATACGGTTGCTGCTCGGCTTGGATAGCTTCAGGCGCTTGCGCGGTCTCCTTAGTCTCCAGTGCCTTGTTTGACGGTTGCATATCCATTTGACGCTCCTTTCCGGGCCGATTGCCATTGAGATTTCCCCGATGTCGGGTCTCGCAACGGTTGCCCCAGAATCCAAAATGTTAAAAAAAAAGCCCAGGACCCACAGCGCTTGCGCGTTCTCTGTGAGACCCGGGCTTAGAGTATCCTGCTAATGCAGGGCTATATGTGTCCGGCTAAAGGTTTTCGGTTATGGAAATCTTCGGAAGGCCTCTTATGCCCCCCTCATTCACTGTCAGCTCTAATGACGCCTTGCCCGTGGGCTTGGTTCTCAGCCAAAGGAGCAGGCGTTTCTTGAACTCCAGAAAGATGATGGATACCTGGTCGCCCTGTTCATCCTGTTGCAATAATGTCATGCTCCTTGAGATAGCGTTTATACTCAGTCCTGCTCTCAATAGGCCGCTCACCGTCCGGTTGCAGGTTCCCAAGGGCAGAAGACAGCCAGGGCACGTTGTTCATGCTGTTGCATTGAACGCCGCCATGCCCGAAGGCAATGACCTTGTTGGCTCTATGCCCGCACTTCGGACACTTCACGTAAGCCGGATAATCACGGGTGGTGTATATCCGCTCTTGCATTTCACCACAGTCCCGGCATTCGTAGGTGTATAACGGCATCATCCCCTCCCCGGCAACACCAGCCGCGGCTCTGCTTTCAGAATGGCCCCTTGCTTTTGCTGAAATTGGTACTGCGCTACCTGTTGAAGGGCCTTGCCGATGGTGTCCATGATGAGAATAGGGTCTGCAATAGGCCCTGTGACCTTAGTGCCGCCGTTGCTCATGGTCTCAATCGTGACTGTAAACACAACTTTAGGGAGTGATTGCTCTCCCTGTCTCTTGAGTTTGGCTGTCTTTTCGCTCATTATGCTCCTTTCACCTCTGCCGGAGGCTGTTTCCCCTGCACTGCTTTAGGCGGAGGGACTTCCCCTACCTGGCTCGGAGGTTGTCCCGTATCGCCCGGGCCGCCCTGTACCTCCATGAGTATTTGTTTCAGGCCCATGGCCTCTTCTTCCGGCAGTCCCGCTGCCACGAGCACCCCAAGGGCTGCGTCCAGCTCGCTCTCACCCATGCGCTCCACGATCTGCCGCCATCCAGGAAAGTTGATGTTCTCCAGCAAGGCCCGCCGGTCAATCGCCCCGGCCTGGTAGAGAGCCTGCGCCATCTCCTGCACCTGTAAGCTGGTCCTGGGCGTTGTTGAACCGGCCTCGACAAGATATGAAAACTTCCTGCCGGCGTACATAGTCCCAATAAACTCAACTGGCTGGTCAGATACCTCTACCAATTCTGAGTCCGTTCCGAAGTTCTGCCATAGTCCGATAGCCCAACGGCTTCTCTGTTCGGCCAGGGTGTCAATAGCCGTTGTTTTGGCTTGCATAAGAACCTGATTGCGTTCTTGCAGGGCCACAATCGCAGAGGCCGCAATGACCCCCTTAGGAGCCTCGCCACGGTCTGCATCCTCGATCTGATACACACGGTCAAACAGCTTGATAACCAGGTCCAATACTTGAAAGAACGTCCCCGGCAGGTTGGGTATCTGCATGAACTCGATGCGTGCATTCGGGGTTGTAGGCATAAGGATCAGTCGCCCGGCCTTTTCGAGGGCACTCTCAATCATGGTACGGCTAATCCCACAATGCTGTTGGACAATCAGAGGAGGGGCCATGACGTTAATCACATACGCCACGAGCTTGGACACGATCCGGTTGATCTCGACAACTAAATCCCCTACCTGTTCAGCCGCAGCGAAACCCCAAATAGACACCAAATCCCTGTATGAATTGGCATAATAGACAGGGAACCGGCCCCAGGGGTGAGTCTGCTCAGCCAACGGGATCTCCAGGGCCGGATTGATATTCGGGTTAGGACTGTCGTCCAGGATCATGTAAGCCCCTTGAGCGTTATCCTTCTTGTCAGGCTTCTTCCGGGTGATAGTGATCTTCCGCACGCCATCCGGGTACACGGATTCTTTGGTGACAAGGGTTTCAAGGATCGGAGACCCTATCTCATCCATCATAATCCCGCCCATCTCATCAAGTATGGGCAGGTCTTCACGGGTAGTCTTACTGCGCTTGTCCCTCACCCATATTTCGATGATGAGACATCGTTCAACTTTAGCGTCCGACTGAGTGCTTTGAGCACGGTCCACACGATACATCGGGTCAGCATAATTACCTAACCGCTGTTCGGTCTGGTAATTGTCGGCCTTGTATTTCTCCCGTTCAAGGCCCAAGAGTTCATAACCGTCCTCAGCCGCTATGCCCTTGATGCCAAACTCCGCCTCAGCGTGGTCTACAAAGTCCAGGTACACGAAACAGACGTAAGGACACTCGGTTGACAGGTCATCGTAATAACCCGGTGCTGGGTAGAAGGCGAATGGGTCCGTGACCGAAATGTCCGGCTGTTTACGATGCTTATCCCAATAGGGCTTCTCCGGGATGATGCCATATATCTCCATAATCCTGGCCGCCGCCCTGGTCTTACCCTGCTGTGCTGTGTCCTTCCACCATTTCTTGAGCTTAACGCTGAATATCTCTTCCGCACCGTCCTTGATGCCGTCCAGGTCCACAACCTCTCCTGTAGGCTGCCGGGCAGTGATGTTGCTCACAGTGCGCTCGATATTGGCAAAATAGAGATTGACGGACGTGTGCAGGGGAGACATGATGGTATTGCCTACGGACTGCTTGCCACGGTATAGAGCGTAATTGGCAAGAAAGTCCTTGTGTTTGTTGAGACGTTCTTTCTCATGTAAGGCTATCTCGAAAAGAGAATAAGCAAACCCCGCCACATCGGAGTCACCTTTGGGCGGGAGCTTTTCCAGGTTCCATTTTTGGTCTATTTCAGGCATGGCTCCTCATATGGCTATTCAGGCCGAGTGCAGACTTGCAGACCTTCCCGCAGACCTCGCATTGGTGGGGGTTCACTTCGATGGTCGCCTCATCCTCGATATCCACGGCTTCCTCGTCAAACATGGCGTCAATCTCTGCCTGGTTGCGCTCCTCAAGGGTCGGGGGTAACTTGATTTCCCGGTAATCGTCAGGAACCGTATGCAGCCGTCCACCAGGAGCAAGCGGAGCTTCGCATAGCGGACAGCACAGGTCCGCAGACATAGCCCCCTGGTGGTTATCCCATCCCCAGGACGCCCAGGGATTCAACATTTCAACCATGTATTTAGTCGGCCTCACATCTGGGTCGTAGGCTGGCGTCGTTCTGAAAGCGCATCTATGGCACTGAGGGCACTGGACTTTCATGCTCTATCCCCCAGCACTTTGAGAAATCGTTTAGTCCGCTGCAACACGGCATTCTCTTCCTTGGTAGGCTCTTCAGGGAATCCCTGAACTGCATCCAGGCCGTCACGGATTGTAAACGCCTCGCCTTTCGGGTCTTGGAACAGACCCATTTCGCCCGGCCTGCGGGCTATCCGCCAGAACACCCAGGCCATCACAATGACGCTAAATAGACCTACGGTAATGCCACCCAATACCAGGATAGCCGGTATATACCACTCAATCATGCCGCCTCCTTGTCCACGTTAAACAAATTGTCCCTGCTCTGATCCATCCACATGCAGGCCCCTAATAGCGTATGCACGAGACCGCCCATAGCGAGGACTGCCGGGTCATCACGGGTGAACTCCCACACTCGATTGCTGATGATGGTGCATTTGCCGAGGTATAAGCGCTTGGACTTGATAACCGTGCGGAGGGATCTCACGTAGTTGTCGAAAATTTTGGGCGTGTAAAAGTCTTCTGGAGGGGTCACAAGGAGCGATTTATCAAATCCAAGACGCTCGTTATACAAAGCCAGTGTCGTTAGGAATCGGTCCGGGTCGCCATACCACACCT